GACTCCGCAGAAACCAGTCGAATAGCTCGAATAAGGAGAACGCTCCCACCAGTAGGCCGCGCTTCCATTAACATTCTTAATTCTGTTCGATGCTGTCTCGTAGTATTTGAACTGCGAACCTTCACCCGAAGCTGAGTAACTCCTGGTTCCGAACACTTCAATTTCTGCCGGCAGCGCGAAATAGTCGTTAGATGTTTTTATCGTCGAACTGCCGCTTCCTGCAGAAGCCTTATTTTTATGCTGCTTGAATATTCCTCTCAGCGCTGACGGGATTGCGTTTCTGAACACGCTGTTACACCACGTTCTCCTTGCGCAGCCGTCCCAGCCGTTCGCGTTGGTGTTTGACGAATTCATGTATCCTGCTTCATTCAGGCAGTCCTTTAACCCGACTATGAAGCTGCAGGTTGTCTTGCCTGACTCAGTCGCTGTCACAAGGTCCTTTCCGCCGGCGTTCATTAGCACGAACTTCGCAGTCTGTGCTACGTGGCTTTCGCCTACTCCTGTGGCTGCCATAGCAGACAGGCTCACAGACCGCTCATCTCCCACCGTCCAATAGTCTGACAAAGTAATCAATCCTTTGTCTGCAGCCTCTACCATTGAGACAATCTCTGCATCCGTGCCGGCAGCCCAGGTTACAATCTTCACATTCACCTGTACTGTGAATGATGCTGTCTTCGTTACTCCATTTTCGGTGTATGATACCGTCACTGTCTGGGTTCCGAGGGTAGACAGTGTTGCTCCACTTGCAGGGCTGGTTGTCCAGCCTGTAACAACTGCAACCGCTCCCGAGTTAAACGTTCCCTTAACAACCATTCCGGCAAGGCTAAGAGTTTCATTTTTATAGTATGAAGTTTTGGTTGGTTGCGTTGTAACGGCGATTGAGCTTAACACTCTCTGTACCGTTATAGGCTGTTCTGCTGAGTATGCAATTGCAGCTCCCAGCTCGTTCCACTCCCAGCTTATATCTATTTTGGTTGTATTCTCATATATAACTGTTCCTGCGGCAGGTGAAAACGTGCACTCAGATGTTATATCTTTCTCGGTATTGTCTGAGAATTTGACCTTAACAACCATTCCTGTTGTTGCAAGCGTTTCTCCCGCCTTGTATGACGTCTTATTCGGTGCTGTGGCAACATACATTTCTGTCGGGAATGCCTTAATGCCTCCACCTCTCTTTTTTATCTGTCCCCACATATGCACCTCCAAGGGGCGATTAAGCGATTAAGGGCCGCCCCCCCCCATAGATTTTTGTGTTTTTTCATTTTATTCTCCTATAATATACTCGAATTCTTCCTGGGTAATCTCTGATGCTACAAGGAGCTTGCGAAGTCTCGCCTCTGTTATTCTTCCGGCCTTGAACAGTCTTTTCAAGCTTTCCACCTTTCTACTCATCGTCTTCACCTCCAAACAATTCTGCTGTGTAGTCGTCTATGATAGCATGATAGGTCTCATCAGGAATACCATATGTGTTTGTTGGGTCGGGTTCTACATAATTTGGATTCTCATAGAAACCCTGTTCCTCTGTGTAGCAGTATTTATATTGGTTATTCTTAATTTCTTCCGATACAGCTATATTCTGATAAATATTCACACTGTCTGTTGGAAAGGCAATGTTTTCTTCTATCAATACTGGATAGCCATTAGACCACACACCTAAGTTGCTGTTGCCCGTCTTAGTAACAGCTTCATTAGGTGATGGTTTATCTGTAGTATCATTAGCTATTTGCATTATTGTATTGTCCGATATGTTTGTGATAATTATCATATATTACACCTCCGTTGTTTTATTTAATACCCATACTTTACCTGCTTCTTTTGTTTTGCATTTTGTTTTCGTTAAACCGAAAATCTCACTTTCGCTTTCTTTAATTCTTTTTACAGCATTGAATGGTTCAAGATATACATTGTACAATGTTGCATAACTACTTCTCCATTGTAATAATAGTGTTTTATTAAGCTGTGCGTTAAAAATTAAAGGTATTATTTCGGCAGTGCCGTATGTTTCTGTACCATTTTTAACAACCGTAATAAATGTTAGTACACCATTACTGTCTATACGATGTCCATACACAATACTTGTTTCAGGTGTTCCTGCTCGATAGGAACTTCCAAACATTCCATAAATATTTTTGACAGCTACCCAAATAAATTGATTACTTTTACTCCATTCGATAGCGGGTGTTACTACCGTTCCCAGTGTAATAGTGTCATTACTTACATCGTAATGTATTGTAGAAAATACAGGTGTACCTGCTATAGAATAATTACTTTCATTTTTATTAATTAAAACGTAACAATAATTATTGTCCGTAAGATTTTTGGATAAATATAATATTACGGAATATGTTGAGTCGTATGTATTATTCGTTACATAATTAATTGATATGGTATTATAATCTGAAGATACATTAATCAAAAAGAAATAATACGTTTGTTTGTATGTACCACTAGTATCTCTACAACACCATATATATTTATTTTGCGATATTTTACACAGCGAAAAACCGGCAGAGAGTATCTCCAAATATAAGGTTCTTATAGTAGTAATTGTAGAAACATTAAAATCGTAATATTTTACAACATTTAATGTCCCTGCACTAGTAATGTTACATACTATAACTCTAAACTCGCTTGAGCCTGTAAAAGATGAGCTATAGCTTATCGGAGTAACTACCAATATGTAATTATCCGTTATCTCAGCCACACTCATACCAAGTCGGGCGCTTGTCATAGAAGAGCTTGAAGCACTTGCATATAATTGCTGTTCCCTTTCTAGTAAAGTAATTGTATTTGATGATACAGAGAAAATATCGCAATAAACATAACGTGTGTATTCCCTAAAAGATTGTTCGTGCCTATCATACACAAGACCAAATGTGTTGTTGTTTATTCGTACAAGATGTACCTTGTCACTTTGCAAATAACTATCAGTAGTACTTGTAGATAATAAAGAACCCACGTTAATAGTGTTACTGCTCATATCAAAAGTTAGTGCTACATAATTTAAATAAGTATCACTCGTATATGAAGAATGTTTGTATACAGCTATTACAACAGTATTGTCATTTAGCTGAACTGCAACAGGTGAGTAAAAGTCCTCATTGCTTGAATATAGTTGAGTTTCCTGTCTATTAGTGTATGCATATGACAATTCCCCTAAATACTCTACAAAAGTATTAGGACTTATATCATTGTAATACGAACAATATTCCTCAATTATCCCATTGACTATTTCTTCACCGTCAAAAGTTCCTGTAACCCCGAAAATATTCACATCTTTCTTGATATTCCCTGCTACAAGGTCACTGTCTCCATTTACTGTTACCTTGTTTAATAGCTTGCCGCTGTCGGGGATTACTATCTTCTGAGAAGCAGAGGGAGTTACTGATTTTGCCTGTGACGGTGTAGGATTTACGGTTGCCTTCTTGATCGTCTTGCCTGATGATGGCAGTACCTCTTTTGTTTCCGTTCCAGCGGTTACCGTTATTTCTTCTTCAGGTTTTGCATTTTTTATTCTTCCCAGCACTTAGCTCACCGCCTTTGTGAAGTCTACGCTGTCAATGGTTGCTACCGTTGTGGGCTTTCCTGATGCATAGAGTATAAGTTTATTTGTTCCTGTCGTTGCAAAGTCATACAGCAGGTCCATAAATCCATCGGTCAAGGATACCAGATTGCTTGGTTTATATGTTGAGTCGACTCCGCTTACTGTTACTTCTGCTTTCCACGGATAACCTGCAACCGTCGGGCTTGTTTCTTCACTCCAGGCAGACACCGGAACTGTAAGATTTGTCGCTCTGACGGTTCTGGTGTTTACTCCTTTACCAGCGAAAGGATCTACGTTTGTTTTTCCTCGCATTACTTTGTCACCGCCTTTCTGCATTCTATGGTTAGTAGTGTGATTGTTGCCGCAGGTTTCTGCTTCGCATATATGTATACAGCATTGCTCGCTGTATCAGACATCGCCGCAAAATTTCCTGACTCAGAGTCAGTTTTGCCGAATATAACATCCGGGATATAGTCCGCTGTTACTCCTGCGCATGTTATGGCTGCTCTGTACGGATAATCCGAGTATGTCGCATCAGACGCCCATGTCGATACCGCTACAGACACATTGCGAAAAGCAATTACCTTGTTGTCAATTTCTGCGTCAACGTCCTCTAGTATGTCTTGTAGGCTTGTCGCCAGTGCAGATATTTTATTATCAACATACGTTTTAACTATTGCGCAAACCTTGTTCAATAAGGCAAGGTTTAGCGCTTTATCTAAATTGATCATTTGCTCCTCCTATATAGAAGAAGGCGCAGCTTACGCTGTGCCAAATATTTTGTTGCAAGATGCTGATTATGCCGCACCAAACACTTCATTGCAAGCTGCTGTCACTTCATCGTCAGTAGCCATAGTTATAGTAACTTCAGTGCCGATTAATTCTTTAATTTTTTATCTGCGGCTGTCTTGGTGTATGCGTCTGTAATGCCATAACCTGCTAACGTAGTAGCTGCATCAGCCTTTCCAGTCTCAAGAGCAGTTACTCTAGCCGCCAGCGCTGTAACATCTGCGGCTTTAGCGTAATCACCAATCTTCAACGCTGTGATTGCATCGTCAATATATTTCTTAACTGTGGCTGTCTGACCTGTACCTCCAATGCCATCAAGAATTGCTTCAAGCGTAGTAATGGCCGAGTTCATTGCTGTGGCATCAGATTTATGAGTAGAAATCCAGTCCGCAATTTCCTTCAGCGTGTCAAATGACTCATCGGCACCAGCTACAATTTTTGCAACTTCTTCTGCGGAAATTGCTCTTGCCGATTTATTTGTGTCGTCTGCAATCAGTGTGTTTAAGGCTGTCTGAAGAGTCTGCAGCGCCTCATCTGTCGCAATGCCTTCTGTCTTTTTATTGATGTAGTCAATAACATCCGTTGCGGATGCTCCTTCGGGCAATGTGCCTATCAGTGTTTTAACTTTGCCTACCTCGCTATCTGTATAGTTTTTGGCACTCTGTAATCCCGCTTTAAACTGTTGTAACTTTAATAATTTTTCTGCTGTAATTGCCATCTTTTTTCCTCCTGTTAATTAAAAATTGAATCAATCATATCCTGTACTTCCTCGTCTGTTGCTATGTCTTCATCGCTTATCTCACCTCCTGGTTCATCCGGTTCACTGCCTCCTGTATCGGAGCCAACTCTTCTGCATTCAATCACAGGGATTGATATCGGGTCTTCCGGAATTTCGCTTGCATATATGGTTACAATATTGTTTCCAGCTTCAGCTGATGGTGCCAATATACCGCTCAGAACGTCTTCGTTGGAGAATATTACGTCTGGGATATAGTCTGCTGTCACCCCTTCGCAGGTTATATCTGCCTTATACGGGTAATCCGTATATGTTGTATCCTCCGCGAAAGCGCTGGGTTCAATGTATACGTCTTCGAATATTAAGATGCCATTTTTAATGTTCCGTTTGACCGTCGCCATATCTGCATCATATGTATTCTTGGAAACGTACACGCCCGATTCCACTTCAATTTTCACGACGGCATCGTTTCCTATATACGTCAGTATATCCAGCTGTCTTTCAATTGCAGTGTCTGTGCTGTATGCTGGTATCAGTTCTGCGTTGGCTCCTGCATTGCCATATGAATACAACGTTTCTGCAGTTTCCGTTTCGTCTGCTCTCACAACTTTCGCATACAGGGCGAGTTCTCTGTAATAGAACGCTGCCGTTATGTCCTCGTTCGTGAATACGCCTCCGATAACGAAATCGCCATCATTTAATTTTTCTTTTTTATTTAGTTCTATGCTTTTGACCGGCTCTGCCACAGATGTAACAGTTCGGGTCGTTTTGCCAGTCGGCAGATAGCCCGATCCTATCACTATTCTGGTTGGAACGAATGTACCGCCAGCCTGCATTTCTGCATATAATTGCCGGCCACCATCAGTTATACTGTTGTCAAAAAAAGCTGACATATTCTTTCCTCCTAAGTTCTTTTTCCGAGTCTTATCGTCTCGAAGCTCGTTTCTTTGTATCCCACGCCGGCATGAAGCTTCATCTGCCCTGTCAGGGATATCGTTATCCCGTCAAGGTGCGAACTGGCTCGCTTTACCTTGTTCAGTATCTCAAGGAACTCCTGCAGCTTCTCATCTGTAATTGTGGGGTTTGAGCTGAACACCTTGAAGTGTCCCGGTTCTCCTTCATATTCGAACCATTCCTGGATATAGCCGTCTCCGAAGTACGTGTTTATCACTTTTTCGACAGCCCACTTTGTCCCGCGTTTGGAATGCGTGAAGCTGCTGTCCCTGATAAGCTGTCTTTTTACTTCTACGCTTGCAGCCTGTCTGTACCATTCAATATTCAATTCCCACGCAAGCTTGTCCAGCTCCTCTTCAGTAAGCTCATCAATGCGATCCCACACAGAAAAGGTGTCGAATGTCGCCTTGAGCTTTCCGATGAAGTCATCGATGCCATTTGCCAACCCTATGTTAAAATCGTCGTCCTGCATGAATTTTGGAAGGAGCTCTATAAAATTAATATCCTTAAGTTTCATGATGCACTCCTAACTTCTGCCGTGAGTAACTGTGATTTGTCCGCTGAATTTTGCCACTTCATCATCGTCAAGGCTTGCGAATACAGGCGCTGTTATATCAACTCTGTCCACTGCGGATGTTCCGTCTGCAGGTGCGAGGATCAGCTTCTTCAGATAGTCCGGATTGATATCCCGACCCAGAGCTCCGCATTGCCACTCCTTGTACAGATCTATTGCTCCGCCGGTCGCTTCCACAGTTTCGGCCGCCTGTGCTTCGTTGTCCAGTGTACAGTAGTACGTCAGCGTTATGTCATATGTTTTTTGTGTCGGAGCTTTAACAGTTATAACATCGGTCATAAGCCGCACATCGTCACCGAACACTGCCTGTATTTTTTTCAGATCATCTTCTGTTGGAATAGCTCCGCCCTTCATCAAGGGATAGATATTTATCTGATTACCCTCTGGGCTGTCAACGGATACGTCTATAATGTCCGGATCTGCGGATAAAGCGAAGTATCTTATCGATGACTCTGTTGCTGCTACTGAATACGCGCCTGAAGCAAGCTGAATTCTTTCTCTATATCTCTCATCACCGGCACCGCCGTCTTCCCATGGATAGGGTTCTCCGTCATCTCCTCCCGATGTGCCGTTCAGATTTTCAACCGCCGCCACATACGGTATGAGGTCTACCAGAACATTTACACTGCCTGCAGGCAATCCGTTATATTCCTCTCCAGTTGTCATGCATTCCGCATGCACATCAACATACAGGCTTCCAGCCTGCAAAACTGCTGCTGCAGTAGTTGCAAAGTAGATTTCACCGTCAGGAGTTATCCTTGTCCCCTCCGGAATGATCGTATTTACAGATTGCGCTGCTGACAAGGTGAATCTGAAAGTATCGCTTGCTGGTGAGGCTTCAAGCCTTTTTGTATTTTTCTGTTCGCCGAGAGCGTCAAGGACGTATCCTCTTGCATACTGCAGCATCTTCTGCTTTGCAGTATCGTTCATATTGTTATATACCTGCACGAGTACAAGTATCACAGCCTCCAGGAATATTCTTCTTTCATCTCCCGGATACAGCGGTTCGTCGACCTCGTCCATTACGAAGTCGAGTATGCTGTCATATATCGTCTTGGAGTCCGTCTCGAGAAAATCAAATCTTTCTGCCATACATTCACCTCCCTGCTACTCGTCATCGTCATCTTCTTCCTCTTCACTTTCTGCTATTTCAAGCTCTATGCTGAATTCTCCCTCCGGGCCGATTTCCACATTTACGCCAACCTCTTCAACATCTATTCTTGTCTCATAGGTTTCCACGTTCCAACGTGCGTCCTCCTGGGCTTCGAATTCAGCTTCTTCTGCAGGCATATCAATAATTCTTGCATTAATGCCTTTCACTCTGTCGTAGGCGCATTCACCTCTCACGGTATTCATCAGATTTTCGGCGCAGACTTCCGGGCTTCCGTTTCCTTCTTTTCTCATTCTCTACCTACTTCTTTTTATTCTTATAAGGGTTCTTGTTCTTTTTATCGCTCTTGTTTGCCTTTGCATTTTTGGCGCTTTTTTTATCGCCTTTTTTATTCTTTGTCTTTTTCTTCTTTGGTATGATTTCCTTGAAGTGGAGCGTTACTACCGCCTGTATTGTTCTGCCCTTGTTATCAAGCAGAACATCTGATATATCCACACTCATGAGCTTGTACTTATGAGTGCCATACTTAGTTTTCCCTATGTAAAGATAGTCTTTTTTCCCGACTCTTGAGCGCCACTTTGTGAATTCGTTTCTCGGTTTTGCTCCTGCAGCTGCAAGGTACTTAACCGAGAATGACGGTTCTTCTGCAGCTCTACCTCTTGTATTGCTCTTTTTCTTACCCGATGTGTCTTTGTTCTCGTCGGTCTTGATTGCATAAGATGTTGAGAATTCGGTTATCGGGTTTACCTTGGAGCTGGACACCTTGAAGTACACTCCATGCCATTTTGCTACTGTTGACATCTTTTTTCTCCTTATACCGGATCGCCGGTTTTATCTGTACCGCTCGATGTGCCACCATGAGTATATTCATGTTTATGTGTGTTTTTGCCGTCGAGTCTGTCGATTATAATTCCGGTGTTGTCCTCGAACATCGCATATACAACTTCGGTGTTCACGCTCAGATTGCCCCTCAGGAGCACCGGCACCGTAAGCGGCGCTGTTACCGAGTCCTTTGCATTCGATGGGATGACCTCTGCCTTGGTGCCGTCATCTTTAAGCGCCGATATCATTCCTTTGTCAATCTCTGCCATTATAACCTCCTGAAGAACACTTTCGCGAAGCCCTTGCCGTAATCATTTCTGATGTGTTCAATGAATACTTTTCCGTTCCATGACGGTGCCCTTTCATTTTCGATATTCGTCACGCTGCCCGGAGCATATCCGGTTTCTATTTCACTGTAGAAATATCCTGCTCTTGCATTTCGGTTTGCGTGTCTGAGGATATTCTTCGCATATCTGCCGGCTTCCTCTTTGCTGTTGACTGTAACTTTGATTTTAGGAACTAACACCTTGGTTGATCCATTATCTTCTTTGGCGCTGCCCTTGAAGCTACCCTGTTCGATTTTGCACTTACCATACAGCTCGTCGGACTTGTCGGTGTATGCGTAGTCGCTATCCTCGCCCAGATACATAGTTTCCTCACTGCTGTTCTCTTCCATATATTCATACGAATACAGCACCAGAGCGCCATCATATACAAGGAAAGTGCACCCTTCAAGGATGCACAATCTGTTCAGGAATGAGAAGTCGCTTTCATTCTTCTGCTGTATATAACTGTAGGTTATGTCCTTTATTCCGTAACTTTCAAACGCCAAACTATGTGCTTTCGCAATTTCCTCCGCAATCTTCTTGAATTTCACCTTTTGCCATGCCTTGGACTTGCGATCCAGCGCAGATGCAGGGATTGATGTTGCGATAATTCTGAACAGGCCATTGGCAGCCGTCATTCGCCGTATGAACATTTTGCCCGTCTTGATGGCACCATATTCTACCGCGATTTCATCATCAGTCTTCGGCTGCCATACATCCCATAGGTGCTCTGTATCATTAAATATAACAGTCAGGGTGTCTGCCTGTCCCTCTGCATACATATCGTGGTAGCAGGTATTGATGGATACCTCATCCGTTATATCTTCATTCTTATATTTTACTTCTATCATTACTGCCTCCACGGTGGCAAGGTATCGGGAATATCTGCCTCTTCGAATATAGGAATTCGCAGCTGAACGACTTCACCAAATACCAGTACATCACAATAGTCCGGATTGGCCCGCATTATTTCGCTTGCCAGCATTTCGTCGTAATAGAACTTGAACGCTATAATGTCGAATGTATCACCATATTCCGTTGTGTAATTCTCGTAATATGAAGGCGTTCTATACATATTCAAAATCACCTCTTCCTCCGAACCATTCTTCAAGCATATCCAGGAATTCAGGGTATTCTTCCCTTATCGCTTCGATTACACTGTCTTTGTCACCTTCCTGGACTGTGATATGCGGAGCAAATGTTATATTCTCCACTACCACTGTTCCGCCGGAATCACTTGTGCCGCTTTCAAGAGTATAGTCACTTGAATCTGCACCAAGCATCTGTCCCGCCTTTGCCCAGTAGCTGATGTTTTCATCTCTGTATTGAGGGTCAAAACTTATAACTGCCTCTGTGCCCGCTTCACCGGCGATTGACAAGCCGTCTGTAAATCCACCTGCAGCAAGCATCGGTATGCTCGGTATCGAAACACGAAAGCTCTTGCCGCCGATTACTGGTACCCAGTCCGGAATGTCAATACCAACGCCGTTAATACTGGAGATAACACCATTAACTGCTCCTATAACCGCATTGATGGGAGCTTTTACATACCCGACTAGAGAAGCAAAACCTGCTCTGAAATGCTCTTTTATGCCGTCAACAACGCCCTTGAGCGAGGTGCTGACATTAGTCCACGTTGTTTTCAGCCAGTTTCCAACTGCTACAGCTTTGGCCTTGACTGTGTCCCAGTTCTTGTACAATGCAACGCCTGCGGCTACTACCGCTCCTATGACTGTGATTATTATACCTATAGGCCCGGTCATAAATCTGAACGCTGCGCCAAGCGCTGTGGTCGCTGTAGTTGCAAGACCCGATACTGTCGTCCATGCTCCCGTCGCCACGCCTGACACTGTCAGAGCTGCTGTTGCAGGCCCCATTGCTGCTGTCGAAAGAATCGTTGCTAGCTTAAAGGCTCCGAAAGCTGCAGCTGCACCCATTGCTATGGGAGCAAGTATGTTCAAGTGATCCGATACAAATCCTATGCCGTCAGCCACAAGGTTGATTCCGTCACCAAGCATGGGAAATACAACTCCGGCCGCAGTAGAGATTATAGGTATAACCTTTTCCAGCGTTGCCGTTATTTCCGGCGTTGCCTCCATCAGCCTATTCGCGAGTTCGCTGGCTATAGGAAGCAGGCCTACTTCAACGTTACGCCTTATAGCCTGCATAGCGGAGTCAAGATCGTTATATTTAACATTCTGAATGCTCTTCAGGGCATCTCCTGCGTCATAGGCTCCGTTCTCCATATCGGCAAGTGCCTGCATGGCATCTGTTCCAAGATCTTCCCACATAGTGCCGAACAGTCCGACGCCTGCTGCATCTCTCGCAACCTTGTCATCCATATCCATCAATCTGGTTATGGTTTCCTTGAACGCGCTATTTGCATCTTCGCCGCCTCGGGTGAACATTTCAAACATTTCATCGGCGTCAAGGCCTAGTGCCTTAAAGGCCTCTGCAGAAGTGTTCGAACCGTCTATCGAACGAATTGAGAATTCTTTGATTGCATCGCCGACTTTGTCGAGGTTCCACGCGCCGCTGTCTGCGCCCTGCTGGAATATGTTAAACATATCATCGGCAGAGAAGCCGAGCTTTGCGAACTGAACAGAATACTCGCTTACCGAGTCAAGAAGCTCGCCGGAGAAGTCAAGCCCGTTCTGTGCGCCGGATGCAATGTAGTTCATCGCTTCCTCGCCCTCAACCCCGAAGTTTGTCATCATAGCTTTTGCAGCTCTGGCGCTCTCTGATACGTCGTACTCGAATGCGTCGGACAACGCAAAAGCGCCCTCCGTAGTCGCCTGCAGCGCATCACCAGTCAAGCCTGTCATTCTTGTAATCTGCGATACACCTGCCGAAACCTCTTCAAAGTTTTCACCGTAATTGTTCTTGTACACGTCTTTGATGACATCTCCGAAGCCCTGCATTTCTGCAGCAGTTGCTCCGGTCTGCGCCTGCAGGGAATTCAGGGATTTGTTGTAGTCATTGCCAAGCTGGGCAAGGTATTTGCCGCCTTTTACGACGCCGACTCCAACAGCAGTTCCTACTGCGGCACCAACTGCTAATGCTTTTACATTAACTCCTTCGAGTCGGTTCTGTGCTTCTGTCATCGCCTTTTCCAGCGATGGGTCTATCTTTCCGACAAGAGATATGGCGGTTTCCAACACTTTGCCTTTCATTTTTGCCTCCTATCTCTTTCTCTTGAATGCTTTTGTTCTTTTTAGATTTTCAATTCTTTTTCTTTCGGCTGCAGCCTCTTCAGCTGCTTCACCGTATTCCGTGAGGAAATCTATCAATCGCATTCTTCTGAGCTCGATGATTCCTGCGTTGAAAGTTCTTCCGAATTCTCTGACTGCACGTCGGAGTTGTTCTCCTTTGAGGCTGCCCCCGGCGTGCGCATAATAAAAAGCCAGCCAATATCAGTAAACGATAACACGTCAAATCCTGACGCTCTCTTGAGGTCTTCATAATCAATTTCAGGATTGCAGGCTATAATTGCTTCATATCCCAGATACATATGCAATGCATAGTCGTTCTCTTTCTGCTTAAGCTTTGACATCATGCCTCTGTCCGACTCTGCTGCCTTCGAGCATGCCTTCAGGTACTGGTCTGTTGTTATCGCCTCTACGTCATAGCTGAGTTCTGTACGTTCAGTTCCATTGATAATGATTGGCCGTTTCAGGGTTAATGTTTTTTTCATTTTCCGCTCCTTTCAAAAAGCTGTAAAAGCCTCACTCTTTTTGTTGAGCGAGGCATATTTTTTACAGCAGATTTTTTACTCCTGAGGAATAGTTGTGTCCATTGATTTTAAGGATACCTGCAAGCCTGTCCACAAGGTGAACTTCCTTGCCGTCCACGAACAGCTGGTATCTGGTCACTTTAATTGTGACTTCCGAGCTTGTGGCTTCACCCGGAACTACTCCGATTTCGGGCACCGATGCCGGTATTCCCTTGACGAATGCCTTGCAAGCTACAATCTTGGTGTTTCCAGCCTCGTCGATAGTCTCCTGCGGGAATCTGAATTCATACGTTTTCATGCTTGCATCAATCATTCTTGAGAAGCCCTTGTCAAGTCCCACCTTGGTTATTGAGGCTTCCATATCTTCAAGACGCGCCCAGATAGGGAAAGACATTGTGCCCATAGCTTCAACGTCTGCAGTAGTAGCTTCTATTGCCGGAAGCGTGAACTCAACATCTTCTGCTGAAAGCACATTATCAACGTATAGCGTGTTTGCAAGGATGGGTCCGTTTTTAACCATTATTCTTCACCTCCGTATTCTGTTTCGAAGCCCTCTGTTGTGTAGGCAATTTTCATCTTGCCACTCTTGAACGGTGGCGTCGGAGTAAGTCTGTTTCTCCATGTGAAGTTACCCTCAACAAGTTCCTCTGTAGGATTGTCGGTTTCGACGAATTCAACAACCGGTTCTCCGATGAGTGCTCCTTTAGCTTTCAAGGCATCCACTTTTTCCTGCTCTCTGTTTCTGATGGTTTCCGCCATAGCCTTTGTCATAGGCTTGTCTATTGTCAGTCCCCATTCCTCCTGGAACTTATTCGATATGTGCATCATCATTCTGATGCTGTTGTCGAATATGGCTCTTTTGTCAATGTCTGTTCCATATTCATACGCAGCAGTATGCGGTCCCCACAGAACGTTGGATCCGCCCCAGTATACAGCAGTTGTTATGCCTGCAGCATTCAGCTTGTTGGCTGTTGCCTGATCAAACCCTTTGTTTGTGCTGTCCTCTCCGAAGTACTGTTTGCCCGGTGGGATCTGCTTGTTAGATGGTGTTTCCATAGGCACGCTGTCGTTCTGAGTGTCCACAACAAGCATCAGCCACGCTGTGAGCGTTGATATGTGGTAGATATCTCCTTCGGTTGTTTTCCACATCGGCCAGCAAACTTTTGATACTTCTTCTGCGTAGTCATTATCTTTTTTCCATTCGATAGCGTTGTCGATTGATGTTGTAGTTGTAGCGTCCAGGTCAGCAATAACCATTGCGTCCCAGTGGCCATTAATCTTGCTTGCTGTGCTGATCATCGCCTCATATACTTCTTTTGTGCTGCTGAAGCCTGGAGCTGCGATTATATTGGTTATAAGGCCAAGCTCCTGATATACAAGCTTAACTGCACCAAGCCCTGTACAGTCTCCCTCATCAGATGAAGTGCCTATGATATCATCCTTATCAACTGCATCAGGCGTTACCTCTTTGTATGACGCCGTTGCCGCGCTTAGCGTTGATGACTTAATGATTGTTTCGCCCGCTTCGAAATCGTATTCAAGGGTGTAATCAGTCCCCTCGAGCTTATCTGCAATGGCAAATGTATCTAATATGATTTTGTCGCTCTTAATTTTTGCCTTGCCTTTTGCAAAGGTGAGTGATACAGTTTTCTGCTGCGAAGCAACGTGCGACTCCGGGTCAAGCACATTTATAAAAACAACAGGTCCCGCATTTTCTATAGGATTGTCGAAGTGCGCCTTGATAGCTTCGCACAGCGTGAAGCTGTTCCAGTCACTTGAATATCCTATCTTCTCATATGCTTCAGCGATATTGCTGATTTTAACTGGCTGATTGACTATGCCCTTGCCGGAGTATTTTCTTATGAGGTTGACCGGAGCTGTCCCGATGTAGACCGGAATAGTTCCGGATTTAACGGGTATTGTATTTATGGTCTTGTCGAATTCACCATAAGTACCATGCATATATGCCATTTTTTATCTCCTCCTTCTATAAATATTCATCAATTTTTTTATTCTGCGACGAACGTCGCTTCAGCGTAAAAGAAACAGTGGCGTACCAGAACGGATAATAGTCTGCTATGCCGCCTTCTTCCTTGTAGGGCTCGTATTTTATGCCTTCTTCCTTGTCTATCGGGATTCCGTCTATATCTGTTGTGGCCTCAAGTTCTTTCAGAATTATGTCTATCCAGTTCCAGATATCGCGCCATCCGCCTGCGTTTCTTTTGTAATATTGCTCCGCCTCTTCTCCTGCCCATTCTCTGTGTTCTCCCGGCTTTTCATTGTTTGGCAATAATACATCTTTGCCATATGTTCCCGGGTTCCAGCACGACAGGTTCATCTCGATATTTAAACTCCCGCTATTGCGGTAATCAGTTCCGTCTAATATCCTGATGCATACAGATGGGATAGGAAAATCGGCACCGGGCGGAAGTTTGTCCCTCGTTGGAATATATATAGGGAAACAGGCGGGCGATGCTTCTTTATATTCATAATCAGCATCTGTCGCAGCTTCTATATCTTCCGGCGGAACTTTCAGCTTAATTTTGCTGCAGATATTTTCTTCCGTCCATTTTACAAGTCTGTCCATTGTATTTGCTATAGTCATAAATTCTCCTTTACGCAAGGTTTTCTCTCAGAGTGATTGTCGCCACTCCCATATCCTCTGACCAGTCATCTATCGTGTAGTCCCTGTGGTCAATGTTAAGGCACTGGCCGGCAGATCTCCTCTTTGGCAGGTCTTTGGCATAAGCGTAGAAAAGAGAGGCGGACTCAGCAACAGCCAAGTCCTGACCTCCCTGTTTTTCTTTCAGCTTGTCGTCATCTATTACAATAAGAATTTCGGAGCCCTCTATGAGATGTTTTTCGCCGAAAAATTCGATATCGAGAAATACATCCTTGATATCTTTTTCTACCATGTCTTTGAAGCCCATATCTACACTGTAAGATCAGGCACATCTTCCTCATCGTCTTCATTCATTGCTTCGTATATGCTTTTTACGAATTCATCTTTCTTCGTGCCTTTTTCGTATTTGATTCCATGAAGCTCTGCTATAGTTATGAGCTCGGCCAGTTTAAGGCTTTCAAGCTCTTCAAAAGTATATTCCTGCGGTTCATCACCGCCTTCCTCCTGGCTTTCATCTGCAGATTCCTCTTCAATGGTTTCCTGCTCGGTGGCATCTTCTTTCACATCTTCCATGTCATCCGCTTTTTTTTCTTCCTGTTCTTCAACGTATTCTGCGATTCCCATCTCTACAAGCTCTTTTTCACGCTTTTTTGTTAGCTCAAAAGGCTCGCTGTCTTTGGTTTTAGGCTCAATGGTTTTGCCTTTACGGTATCCAAAGGTCGTGTCTGTGATAATTCTTATCATTTTCTGCTCCTTTCTGGTCGGGTCTAGGCTGTAACCTTAGACGAGATCCATGGATTCATGTGATTAGGGATAAGCAGCGGAGCTGATGAGAGTGTTGCCGATCTTGTGTTTCCGACTGCATCCGCTATATATTTAGGAACTCTTCTTTCTGCGTAAGTGTGGAAATTTCCGTCCATCTGTTCCAGCTGAGTAACCGCGCCGTACACTGTCCTGCCGGCTGCAGGAGAAGTCAGAACAACGTTTCCGGCAGGGAAGAACGCTTTCTCAGTGCCATCTCCATCCTGGTACGTTCCTGCTACAGTATAGATTGTAACTTCAGGTCCGTATACATTGATTATTCCCAGTCTTGATACGCCTGTCTCTTCCTGTATCGGCTCAAGAGTTCCAAGTTTGTAGTTGTTAATATCGAAAAGTTTCTTGATCGTTTCATCGCCAATTATGAGCTGTGCTACGTCAGGCGCTACCAGCAGCTCGTTTGCCGGAAGTCCTCTCTTTGCGAGCATCTGAATCATAGCGTATATGTCTCCGAGAATGTCGCAGCCGGTCGTTCCCCATTTAGTTGTCGGAGTGTACGAAGCAGGGTTTGTCGCTTCATCGTAGAACTTGATTTCATCTTCTCTGACAACGGTAGTGAGATCATCTGCATATTCCTTGATTGTGCACTTGTTGTTAATAAGAGTTTCCGCTGCCATAACCTCTTCACGTCTCGTTATCATATCGCCGAGTTCCTGAATGTCATTTAGAGTCATTGCTGCCTCTCTGTCTTCCGGGGTAAGATCGCTCATAAGGGCCTCGCCAAAGCCTCTTCTCTTTAGGTCATCAATTGTCAGCATTCTTCTCGGTGCCAGTAGTGGTGGTTCGTATTCTCTCATCTTTGAGCCGTCTCTCAGGATTGTGATTCCGCCTCTTCTTGGTGATACGAACGGCGCGACTTTTCTGTTGCCGTCTTTGTATTCAACCAGAACTTTCGTTGTCGCGAATATGTCGGTCGCGTCATTGGTAGGGAAGTATCTGTCCCTTAAGAATGTGCTCATTGGCGGCTGTTCTTTAACCGCCTGCAGTAACTGATAAGTGTTCAGAAAATCTATTGCCATGATATCCCTCCTTACATTGCTTCCGAGATGAGAATTCCAACATCTCTTAACGCTTCTTTGTCTGCTGCGCCAAATGTCTTACCGGATGCGACGATCAGTTTGTTGCTCGCAAAGTGTCCGGTTCTATATGCAAGTGCAACTGCATCTTCTGTTGTGCCAACTTCAACGTCTTCTGCGAGAATGCAGTTTGCAGTCAGCGTTTCATTTGTTGCTGCAGTTGTTCCAAGCATAACCATAAGGTTATCGCCTGCCGTTCCTGTGGATAATGCAAGCACAGTTCCTCTTTTGAGTGTCGCTGCATCGCTAGACTGTTTTCTTATTTTTACAGTGAATACATCTGCAGGCGGATTGATGTCATATATCAGTCCGTCATACTCTGTAGCAGGGTAAGTGTCGTATCTTTTTGTCATCTTTTATTTCCTCCTCATATTTTTTGCAAGTTCTGCAATTCTTTTTGCCTCTGCAACAGGGTCCTCTGCCGGCTTATCCTCCGGTTCTGCTGGCAGCGTTCCTACGCCGTTTGCACCCGATGCATTTGCATCCACGTTGAGTGCGTTAAGTACGTTCGCACCGGTCTTTGCCTGCATCTGCAGAGCCTTCATTGCAATTTCCTCTGCCGTCATAGGGCTGTCTCCGTACTTAGCCTCTGCCAGAAGATTTTTATCTGCGACTGCATTTTCAATTTCGTCAATCGCTTTAATTCTCTCCCTTTCTGCATCGGCACCTTCTTTTCTTGCATTCGCTATGGCTTCAGATTCAATCTGTGCCACCAGCTCCGGGAATGCTGCACGCAATGCTTTTACGTCTTTGATGTCCATCTCTTCATTTCCTCCTTCTCCGAGATTGTTTTTTATTGCAACCGGTGGCACCGCCTCCGTTATTGCCATGTTTTCAGGTGTTCCATATACCGAGTAAATTTTATTCATTATTTTTTCGACAAGGCCGTTTTTCGGTTCGACGTTTTCCGTTATCACTTCATCAGCAAGGCCTTTTTCCACAGCTTCGCTTCCCGTCATCCAGTTTTGGCCTTTCACAAACTGGCTGGCCTCTTCATAAGTCGTTCCCATAGCTTCGGCATAGACGTTAATTATGGCCTTGTTGTGGGCCTTAAAGTCTTTGATTATACCTTGCAGGTCTTCAACGTTGTAGAAGCCCCACAGAAGCCCTGACACGCCGTGTGCCATAAGATTACTGCCGGAGTTCATCTTGCGCACATCGCCGGCCTGAAAAATAAGGCTGGCTGCTGATGCCGCAAGCCCATCATTTATTGTTGTTACTGTGCCCTTTAAAGCTTTCAGTCTGTTGTATATGGCAAGCCCTGCGTAAAGGTCACCGCCGCCAGAGTTGATGTGTACTGTTATGTTTTCCTTGTCTTTGAGCTCCTCAAGATCTGCAAGGAAATCTTCAGCTGCAATATACAGACCATCGATTTTTTCTCCCGTCCACCAGTCTCGCGGTGTTTCCATTACAACGTCACCGTACATGCTGATTTCCGCTCCGCCTTCATCGTCTATAATCATGTTGTAGGCTTTCGCAGGTTTCCTGTTGTGCATCCCGCCTTTTTCGGCAAGATACTGGTTATATGTAATCATTCCATTCCTCCTGTTCCCTGTTTTATGCTGTTCGCATTTTTTATTTTTTCATTCTCTATCTGCAGCTTGTCTATGTTGGTATCGAATTCACTGCCGTTAAGCTTAATGGCCTCCTGCTCGTGGGTGGATAATCCATTTTCAATCGCATCAACCGCTGCCTGTATCTCCTTGGTCGGATCCAGCATTCCCTGCGACGGTCCTATCCACTCACTTTCAAGATATGCCTGCCTCAATATCGGATCTGTCAGAAATCCCGGAGCGGATATCCGCCCTGCCGCTACGGCTTCTGTGAGCCATATTTCGTATATCGGCTTACACAGACTGTTGGCTATCCACGTTCTTCTCATTTTGAACGCTTTCCACGCCTCCAGAAGCGCTGCTCTGCTTGCAGAGTATGAAGCGTTGAATTCTTTCAACAGCAGGTCTGCGGGTATTTCAAGAGCTGCACCTATCTGTACGCACAATGCCCTGACGAATTTATCGAAAGCCGTTGCCGGATGTGTCGGTGTGTTGAACTTGATGTCCTCTCCCGGTTCCATGACGTTGATTGTTCCCGGACCCATTTCGTAATCGTTTGGATCTTTGCTTACTTCTTCAACATAATCCTCGCCAGCTTCATTGAACGGAAAGTCATCCGCTCCCGCTTCTGTTGTAACGAAAGCAGTCATAAAACTTTGAATGACTGCGGCAGTGATTTCCGCCTCTGTGTATCTTTTTATCTGCAGCATTGGCTCTATTACCTGTGCCAGATACGGAACTCCTCTGTACTGTTCAGGTCTTTCACTTTCCATTATCTGCAGAATGTTCGGTAAACCCGTTTCCTTGCCGTAAGCCTCGATTCTGACAAAGTCTGTAGGCTCTGTCGTCCTCTCGTAAGGATAATTGTTCGCAATATAATACGCAGTGATCATTCCCTCCGAGTCCACTTCCACGCCGTCATATATAATATTTCCGTTCTTGGCCTTACCTTTTGTTGTGCTGAGGGCATAGCTGACTGCATTTGCACTTGGTGTTCTGCACCGGTCCGCTTCTATTACGTGCAGTCTTAAGCCGTACGGACTAAGAGGCGTAACAGCTCTCCTCTTCATCAGTACGAATACGTCACCTGATGCCAGAGCCGACATAAGGCACAGCTGCTGAATTCCGTAAAAGTCATTTATGCCTGTTGCGTCACAGGTATTTTTCTTGGTGGCCCACAATCTGAATTCCGCCTCTGTTCTTCTCTGCCATTCCTTTGCGGTGTCAAGGCTCATCCCCAGCGTTTCTCTGTCGATTGCGCTCTTGAGGCGCAGTCCTATTCCGATTACATTTGTCCGGTTCGTCTTGATCGCACTGGCACATATAGGCGCTCCCATGGCAAGTGCTCTCGATCTCTGTCTTAGGGTATAATTATTCTCGTTGATATCCTCATGAGGCGATCCGCTTGTTGCGGTCATCCCTTTGAGCGCTCTTTTTGTCTTGCTCGCTCCTGCATTGGAATAGCCTTTATTCTGTATAGTTCCGACTCTATATGCTGCCGATGCAGGTCTTTGCCTTGCTCTGTTAATTGTTCTTTTTCGCATTTTTCCTCCTAAGATAAGAGAGGAAAGGAGCAACCTCTCTTATATGCTAAAAGCTCCACCTTTTACAGCAGAGCTTCACAGCCTTTAAAAATCTCTCGGAATCACTCCTACGGCTTTTCTTTTTTTGCCGCCTCGCAACTGTTCTTCGAGAGAATCAATTTCTTTTTCCAGCTTTTTTATACTATCCTCTATCTTGGGCAGATCGAACCTGCTCAGGTTCCGGCTACCTATTGCATAGGACTGGACCTGTCCGGAAAGTAGTTTTGAATACGCGTCATTTGCAAGCTCCAGCTGCTCTTTTTTGGTTTCCAGTCTTGTTTTTATTACTTCTCTGCTTGGCATATTACCTCCTAGTACAGATTGCTGTTTCTTTTGACTTTGCTCTTGCTTTTAGGCATTTCTCTAGCTTGAGGGGCACCTTTCATTCTTCGCTCAATGGCATCAAGGTCAGGGTCTATCATCCTGAATGCTGCAAGCGCATAGTTGCGGCAGTCAAGCGTTTCGTTTCTGATATGTCCGGGGAGTTTTTCCCACGTCCATCGCGTTTTGCCACCAGAAGTTTTGAGTGTCAGCTTCTCAGACAGGAGGCCGCTGAAGAATGTTGCATCGTAACCGCGGCGTTCATCCCTTGGGAAGTGGCAGTATTTCGCCCCCGCTTCCTGAACCTTAATATTACTCATTATTTCCGCCTTGCCTGAATCAACTCCTATAGTGTAGAGCCACGCCTTGCCTATCTTCTTGCCGTTGATCATTATATTGACTTTAGTCGGAGGCTTGGTGTACGGTATGCCGTCGCCACCTTTTCCCTTAATAGCAAATACTTTTTTATTAATTCTTTTTTTGCATTCTCTGTACACGTCCTGTGTCTTGTTGCCGCCGCTGTCTACGAATGTAACAGACATCTTAAGACCTTTGGCCGGGTCTTTGAATTTATATACTTTGTCTATCACTTCATCAAGCTTTGACCAGACTTCCGAATAATGAGGATCTCCGTACAGTATACCCTTCTTGATACCCCATGTTTCGCCGTAATGCCCGTGGCCTACAACTTCATACTCAAGTCTGTCACCCTGCGTATCAACTCCACAGGTCAGCACAAGCACGCCTTCCGGCAGCTCTATAGGCGAGCCATCCTCTCTCGTGCCATACTCTTCACGCCTTGACATCATCTCGTCTTCATCGACAAGGTCGCCCCTGTCTTCCCACAGCTCTCCCAGCGTTGTATTAAATACAACTTTCATTTGCTGCGGGTCGCCTGTGGCCGACAGGAAAGCATATACAATCTTATCCCATGAAGTCCATGGAGATGCGAAGCCGCTCAGCCAGAATGATCGCTTCCCTTTTTCGTATGCATCAGGGTATTTTGCAATCCATTTGGCAGGTGCTTTTCTTGCCTCCTCTTCAGTAATCAGACACCCGCAGGACGGGCAACACCATTCAACCGATTTTACGATATAGTCTTTCTTTTTGCCTTTTTTTATGGTTTCATAGTCAAACTTGATGTTGTCAAAAACTATGGCGTGCCATTCTCCGCAGCTAGGACATTCAGTGCACCATCTCTCCTGCGTTCCCTCGTTATACAGCTGTTCGATTTTGCTTGTGCCCTTAATTGTCGGCGTCGATACGGCAACCATTTTTGCATTGTAGAACGTCTTTGTTCTTGCCTCTGCAAGCCTCCACGGATCGCCTTCTGTTCCTGCCGACAGGGCCCATCTGTCAACTTCGTCGCCGACAACGTATCTAACCGGTGTCGACGCCAAGGCACTGGCGCTATTTGAGCCGACCATAGTCAGCATTCCGCCTGCGAATGATTTCTGCAGCATGGTGTTGCCACTATCTCTGCTCTTAATATCCGCCACTTTCCTGGACAGTACTTTGCAGTCGCGTATCATCGGTGCAATTCTCAGCCTTGAAAACTTCTTTGCATCGTCAAGCGTCGGCTGTATGTACAGTATGCTTCCCGGGTCCTCATCTATTATGCGACCTATCAGGTTAAGAATAACTTCTGACTTGCCGACCTGAGAGCCTGCCATAAACGTTTCCACCCTCACTTTCGGATCGGTAAACGCATTCATAATCTCCACGAGATACGGCGTTCTTTCATTTCTCCAAGGTCCTGCTTCCGCAGAACTTTCTCTTGAGAGAATTCTGTTTTTTTCAGCCCATTCCGATACCGGTACGTCTGCTGGAGGCTCGTAATTCTTGAAAGCCTTGGCGAAGGTTTTGTCTACAGGTCTTTTGCGTTTTTTACTCTTCTGAGGCTTCACCCCAGCCCTCTCTTTCCTTTACTCTCCGCTTGTATTCCTCCGCATCATATTCATACTCCGATAGTCCCTTAAGCAGCCTGTAGACCTCTCTTTTTATGATTTCAGCAACCTCCGCAGCATTGTCACTGGCTGCGCAGTCAACTGCCAGCTTACCGGGCAGACTCATAAGTATCGCGCGTAGCTGCAAGACGTGGTCAGTCATTATGGCTTCAACATCTTCTGCTTTGTGCATTTCACCTTTCAGTTCTTTAAGTTTAAGCTCATATATTTCCGCCTTTGCGTCTTTGTACCTAGCATCACCGTCGAGTTTCTTACTTTCATTTTTGCTGTCTTCGCTGCTTTTAACCTTGCTGTTTGCTTTTTCGGAGAGGTATTTTATATACGCCTTGATTGTTGGCAGCAAGTCGAATTTTAAGGGACTGCCTTCGCCTTTTATTATCTTCTCCTTGTTAAGTTGTTCCACGCGCCTCACTGATACGCCGAAAATTTTGGCTATTACCTGTGAGCTCTGCAGATTTTTCGTTTGTTCCGCCATATCTAGCTCCTGTTTTCTATGTCTTCATATGCAATCTTTTTCCCATTTCTCAATAAATATATATCCTTTTTTCCGGTAACCTCTATGTATCTTTTTACGATTACATCGCAAAACTGAGGATCCAATTCTATCGCTCTGCAGCACCTGCCACTTGCTTCGCAGGCAATCAGTGTACTGCCGCTGCCACAAAAGGCATCGAGCACAATCCAGCCCTGCCTGCTGCTGTTCTTTATAAGTTTGTCTAACAGCTTCACGGGTTTTGTTGTCGGATGCAGATCGCTTCTCTGCGGCTTGTCGCAGTATATAATTGTTCCGGGTATCTGTTCGAACTCATCATATACGCATTCAAGGAACTCAATCAGTTCCTCCCTATTCATGGCGAAGAAATCCGGTCTGCTGGCCTGATTAAGCATTGTGCTGTTTGTCCTTTCGTCTGCGAAGTAATGCCCTGCTCCGTCTTTCCAGCCATACAGACAAGGCTCATGCTGCCATTGATAATCCTGTCTGCCGAGAACAAAATGATTTTTGGCCCATATCAGGCATTGTTTCGCGAGAAAACCAGCCTCTTCAAACTCTGTCTTAAAAGCCACACTCTCTTTGTCTGCGTGAAAGATGTATGCTGCAGCTCCGGGCTGTGAATACTCAGAAAAGCTCTGAAACGCTTTGCCCAGAAACTGTCTGAATTCATCAGATGCAAGGTTATCGTTTTCTATCTTGCCGGCTTTGCCTTCATAATCAACATTATACGGCGGATCGGTTATTATCAGTTGCGCCCTGTCTTCTTCCATGAGCTTTTTATACGTTTCAGGTTCTGTCGAGTCCCCGCATATAAGTCGGTGTCTCCCAATAAGATAAATATCACCCGGCTTCGTAAACGGTTCATCCGGCAGCTCTGGTAGCACATCGTCTGCTGCTTCAATGTCGACAACCTCTTCATCAAAGCTATCTAGAATATCCGACCAGTCATCTTCCGTATAGCCTGTAAGCTCCCTGTCGAATCCGCTTAGATCAATTTTTTCGAAAAGCTCCGCCAGCATGGCATTGTCCATCTCTGCCAGCTCTGCAATTCTGTTGTCTGCCAATAGGTCTGCATATTCCTGCTCTTCGCTTTCGTAGTCCTGATAATCTACCGGCACACGTTCGGCGCCCATCAGCTCTGCAGCAAGATATCTGCCGTGACCTGATACGATATAACCGCTCCGATTGCTTACCTTTACCGGTTGCCGCCAGCCCTGCTCCTTTATGATTTTCGCAAGCAGTTCAATCTGCTGCTCCGAATGCTTATTCGGATTTTGTGGGTTCGGGCAAATTTTCTCTAGGCTAACAAGCTTGTCGCAGGAGCAGTGTACTGGTGTCGTACCCCCCCCATTCAGCTTAATTTCGATATTATCTTTTTGCATTTTTCTCCTCCTGAAATCACCGCCCGCGAAACGAAACGACCCGAAAAAAAGTTTTCAAAACTAGCAGCTTTTTGGGATCGCGAGCACCGCAGATACTTTTGCTTTCTGAAAGTACCTTTTCATTCTTACAGTTCTGTTATTTAATCTGTTTTTTATTATTTTATTATTTAAAATATCTTTCTGTGTAGTGCTCAAACCTCTTGCCCAGCTCCTTGCTTATCTTGCTGTATATATTCTTCTCTACCTGCGGGTTGCTTACCATCTGCGGTACTGACAATGTCTTGATTGCTTTAAGATCGTTCCTTCTGTGGCTCACACGCTGGAACGGAATGAAACTCGTGCCACCTACGTGTGCATTGCCTGTGGACATAAGCATCACCGGACTCTTATTGCTCGACCTCTGTCCCTGTCTTGTGAAGTTTCTGCCGATGTTCTGTCTCTGTTTCTTCGTCAGCTTCTTGACCTTGCCCAGCGTCTTCTTGCCACCCTTGGTTATCTCTGCCTTAAGAGTATACGATGCTCTTGGCGTCTTAGGCGTCATGCCAAACCTCACAGGCGTAAGCACTCTGCCTTTATATATAATCCTGACAGAGTCAACAGTTCTGCCTGCAACCTTTATCTTGCCGGCTGTTCCACCGTTTTTTACGTTGGGATTTATATCGTTCTTTTTAATTCCATAGTGCTGCGCGACTTCCGCAGCGATCCAGCTAGGCCCTCTCTTTCTGAAGTCATTCAGGGTCGACTGAATAACTCTGTCGGAGGACGCCCTCATCTTCTCCAGTTCTTTTACTGTCTGCACATACGTGCCTCTTATTTTTCCCATATGCACAACAAAAGAACACCGCCTGAGCAGTGTCCCTTCGACTCCCTTGTTCGTTTAGTCTCTTCGACAATATAACTATACCATATCAAAACCGGGCAAAAGCGGGCAACTTTTAATTTTTCATAAAATTTCTTAAAAGCTTTCTCGCGTGGTCCGGGTTTATATGGTTCGACTTGCCCACCTGCTCCCAGCTCAGGCAGTCTATAAATCTGCTGCGCAGGAGTTCTCTCATTCTCGGGTCGTTCACCGTTTGTATGTATTTCTCTATTTCTTTCACCAGGCGCTGCGCCTCTGTGATATTCTTTTCAATCTCTGTTTCCAATAAGCGAATCATTATCGGCAATTCAAAATCAGTTGCCGGTATTCCTCGTATAAGCAGCGGCATGGCCTTGCCTGTCTTATAGTCGCTCACAATGTCTCCGACCACTTCGCCAGATCGTTCTTCCCGTTTTCTCAATCTGGCGAGCCTCCCTTTTTGCCGCTTTATTTCGTGTTGAAGCCAGTAATAATTTTTGAGGTCCTGCTTTGTCATTTGCTCTCCTTTCAGCAATCCAAGGCAGCCCATATGTCGTCAAGCATAAGGGCTTCCTGTTCTTCCTCATAATTTACCTTGTAGTATTCTCTTGAGGATACTACTTCACCTTTCGGCCACGTTTTGTATTTCCGTGGCTCTTTTTTAGCGATCATTGTGTACTCCAGATGTTCAACCTCTGTTATGGGGTGCTTATATCTGGTTATCCTGTCTTCTGGGATATAATATCCTGAGATAGGCTTTGGAGTTTCAAACAATTCTACAACATCAACGTACTGCCTTTTGATTACCGGTTTGACAAGATTTGCGCTTGGCGAATATCTTTTCTTGTGAACTGCCCCCGGCGCTCTGAATGTCTTCCGAGTTTCTTTAATCAGGTACTCTGCTAATTCCTGATAGTCTCCAGTCTCGTCCAGCATTGAGCAGTACACATGACCTTTACCCCATTTTTCTCTTATCAGATCTATGTCGTTACTGTTGATTATAATATGGTGATGCGGTCTCTTGTTCTCATATTCAGTTACCGCTATGTACTTCAATTCCTTGCCTTGCTTCTGCATGGCATATCTTAGCCTCCTCAGAAAATTGTCCCTGTCTTTTGCCGCCTGTTTTTGTGTGGGCGCTATTGCGTATGTCAATGTGTAATGGCCGTCGCCTTCACCGAAGTTTGCGTCAATCAGCATTGTCAAATTTCTTTCTGCAAGTCTGTCATTGTTTTTTCTTACCATGTCTGATGTTATGTTTCTTCTTTTTGCTCTTTTTCCTGTGTGGTTACCTGCAGGAAGTTTTACGGTGGTGCCGATCACCTTCCCTGCAACCCATCTTTCTCTTATCGCTACTGCTGATTTCATCTTTCGCTCCGGTTTTAATATTCTAATCAAGTTTGATTGCTCTACATACGAGCTCATCTTCTTACCTTATATATAGTAGTTTTTCGTTTTGTCTTTACAGCACCTCTCTGAGTGCTGCATATAACGCATTCGCTTCTTCTGTTGAAAGGGTTGTTCCCTTGCTCATCTTTTCGTGGTCTGAAGTCCACGCTCTTATGTCATACTTTGCTGCTTTTCCACTCCAGCTCACTTTGTTCAGTTCCAGTTTCCAGCCGCCGGATCTGTCGCCGAGCTCTGCAATGTGTTCTGTTATCTTGTAGTCTATAGCCAT